CTGCAATCAGTGCTGGTAACGACTACACTGTCGTTCCAGGTCACATTGACTTGCAGCCTGTTGGGTTGTTTGTCAACGATGCCGCTGGTGCGGCCTATGAGAACGCTCCTGCCGTAGCAAGCGGTAAGGTAACGGTCATGAAGGCTCAAGCTAGTGTCGAAGTTGACGTGTTTGAAACTCGTAATGCAGCTAATTCAGCAGATATTACTTACGTTGTAGGTAATTTACTGTATAGCTCAGCACAGGGTTTCTTGACGAACGAATTGCCGTCCGATATTGGTGGTTCTGTTGATACTGTAATTGGTATCATGACGAAAGCACCTACGACGGTTTCACCTACCATGGGTTTAGATGAAAGAATATAAGCCCTGGTATAAGGCTGACAAGAGGAGAAAAAAATGTCCGTAGACAATAAGACTAAGCAGGAAATCATCAGCCAATACATCAAGACTGCCGCTGGCCGGCAGCGTCTTGCGGCGAGCATTAACTGAATGGTGCTCGTAAAATCCGGTAAATTGCTGGGACACCCTTAGACATGAAAATCAACGGCATAACAATTAGCGAAACGAGATTGACGAAGCTGACGGCTATATTAGCTAATAAGGTTTATAGTTACATGTCCAAGGACAATCAGCATCCGAGCCTTGTTGGAAACGACGAGGAAGGTTCAACGACTGGAGACGAGGCTAAGGGCCAAAAAGCCTATGCCGGTAAGGTCTCGCCTGCATTCGGTAACGATGTGGGTATGCCGGGCATTCTTGAGAAAAAGAATGGTGATACAGTCTGAACTCATCGGTAACGGTGAGAGGTAGGTTGAGAGACCTATCCGCCTTGTGCAAGCAAGGTTGTAACAGAATGGATTCAGCCTCTTCGTCGGCGTCGGGACTACACTTCCGTGGGATAACGTACCGTCTCACGTTAAACTCGGTAAATTGCTGGAAACTCATGGAGAAGTTGTAATGCGTGAGGTTTTGAACAAAGAGTTGCTAACAAAACTCTACGTTCTTGATAAGAGAACTGATAGAGAAATTGCTGGCATACTTAATGTTCATCGTGCATCAGTTACAGTGGCTCGAAAGAGACATGGAATAAAAAAGATTAGAGAGTATGAGAGGAAAAATCTCTCTGATTTGTCTGATGTGCAGACTTCATTGATCGACGGTTCCATATTAGGTGATGGAGCAATAGAACGTAACCATTCAAGTTCGTATGTTTTTTCTTTTGGACACTCACAAAAACAACACAGTTATGCTAAGATGAAAGCGAAGATTCTTGGAGATTATTTTAGTAATGTTAGAATTGACAAGAAAGGCATGATGCGTGTCAGGTCGATTGTGCATCCTGTCTTTGGTGAATATCGAAAAGAATGTTATATCAACATAGATGGCAAGTGGCATAAAAGAATGCCCAAATCGTTATTGGACAGATTGAATCTTTACTCGCTTTCGGTGTGGTACTGTGATGATGGTTGTCAGAGTGGCAATCAGGTTTGGTTTTGTGTGGGGTGTCCAGTTGAAGAAGACCGCGAGAACGCAATTTCGGTTATTGAAGATAAATTTGGACTTTCTTGTTCTATTCATAAGATGAGCAGGGAAGAATGTTGGAGACTTTGTGTGTTAAAGCGTTCTCAAGAGAAATTTTTTGATATTGTGAGTGGTTTCGTTAGCATTGCAATACCGTACAAGATACCTAACTGGTATCAAGTGCGGCATGACAATCAGCAGCCAAGCCTTTTTGGAAACGAAAAGGTGGGTTCAACGACTGGTGGAAGCCTAAACTCTGATAAAGAGCATGGCGATAACACACGCCTTGATTGGGAGACTAATCAGGGTACGCCGGGTGCCTGTATGATGAAACAGGTGAAGATACAGTCTGAACAGCAGTTAATTCTTGGTAGCTGTTGAGTCTGGCAGAAATGACCAGAACGGTATCTTGAAAAAGATACTTGTAACAGATTGCGCAAGGCGTTCTTCGTCGAACAGTTGCCCGATGGTGCTTTGCCGATTTACGACAAAGACCCAAACGTCACCGCTTATGTGATCGGTGAGGAAGGCGAGAACATCGTTGCGGTTGCAAAGCCAAAGCGTGTTCTTTTCCCGCTGTTTGAAATTGCGTCGAATCCTGAAATTCAACTCACTGAGGTTAAGTCTCGTCGTTTTGACCTTAATACCCATGGGGTCGCTGTTTAGAGATAAACAGATAAAAATATCCCGTAAATTGCTGGAACCCAAATGAGTAACGAATTTTCTGAAACTATGATGAAGACAAATTTGAACAATGATGAGGTTCGCAGTCTATATCAGAATGGTTTTTCTGATATTCAGATTGCCAAACAACTTCATGTTGGTCGTGCTAAACTTCGTGCTTGGCGTGAATCTAATGGTATTCCGTCAAAAAAGAAGGTTGTGCAAAAATTATCTTTATCAGAATTGCAGAAAATTGTAGAAGGGCTAAATGCCGGTCAAACACTTACCAACATATCAAGTGAATTGAACATGAGTCGTGTAACCTTAGCTAAGATGATCAAGAAGGCGGGACTTTCTTACAAAGAATACCGTCCTGCTCATCCAGTTGAGATTGACGATTATGTTCTTACACAAGTTCAAAAAGAAGTTCTTTTGGGTGATATGTTTGGAGATGGCGGACTAGTGCCTACTAGCAAAAAAAATGCTTATTATCAATGCGCTCATAGTATTGGTCAAAAGTCATTTTTATACTGGAAGGCGAATGTTTTCCATCCTTTGACTTCCAGAGTAGGAAGTTATAAGACCAAAGATGGTGAATACGTGCGAATGGGGACGTGGACAAGTGGTTGTCTCAAAGCTTATCATCAAGATTTTTATCCTGATGGAAAAGGCAATAAGACAATTACAGTCTCACTTGCAAATCGTATGACACCATTGGCATTAGCTGTTTGGTACATGGGCGATGGTTCTATCAACAGGAATACCGGAGTATTTCATGTTGGAAGGCAAATTGAGTTTTATCAAGTAGCAGAAATTCTATCTGATAAGTTTGAAATGCTGTTGAAGGCATGTCGTTATGAACGTGAATGGCATCTTAGGGTTATGAATCCTGAAAAGTTTTTCACGCTTATATCGCCATATCTTCTTGAATCATTCGGGTATAAAGTTCCCAAAGCCTATCGTGAACTTGTTGGCAATCAGCAGCCGAGCATTCTTCCAATAATGGAGCAGACTGAACGGATTGGTGAAAACCGATTCCTCAGTGTGTCGAAAGAGAATGAAGGTTCAGAGACTGGTGGAAGCCTAAACTCTGATAAAGAGCATGGCAATAACACACGCCTTGTGAAGTTATCACAGGGTATGCGGGACATCCATTCCTCGTTGGATGAAGATACAGTCCACTCTACATCACTTCGATAAGATGTAGGTTGCATTGAGAGAAGTGTAGATCTGGCGAAGTCGGAGATTCAGGCTGAGGAAGACCGTAAGGTGTTCGCAGTCATGGACGCTCTCGCAACGGACCCGACGAACCCCAACCCGGACATTCCGGTAACGGGCAACCTGACGGCCAATGCGTTGGCAGATGCTTTTGCCAACATCGAGCGTACCGACATTCGGGTCGCTAACGTATTTCTCAATGCCAAGGATTATGCAGACCTACGTAAGTGGGACCGCGATACCCTTGACATCGAGACACAGCAAGTCTTGCTGAAGACTGGCCTGATGGCAACGCTTTGGGGTGCGAAGCTTATCGTATCTCGTATTGTTCCTGAAGGAACGGTTTATGTGTGTGGAGAACCTGAGTTCTTCGGACGCATCCCAGTAAGAACAGAGCTTACTGTTCTCTCCGCTGACGACCCTAAGAACAGGCTGATTGGTTTCTCTGTTTTCGAGAACATCGGAATTGGGGCATACAACCCATTTTCGCTTCAACGCCTGGTTATCACGAGAGTCTAATGATTACTCGCAATAATGGCGTTCGATGACAATATGAGAGTCAATTAGTAGTGTAGCTCACGTCAGACAAGGCCTCCGAGGTGAAACTCAGGGGCTTTTCTTTTACCTTGACAGTAATGATTATACATTGTATAACAGTATTGCTGTGGTAAGGTGGCAGCAATTGAAACAGGCTATGTTATTGCGCAATATCAACAGTAATGCAAGGATTCATATTCTGCGGCGGCCATCAAGACTTGGGATACAAGGGGAAGATCATTCAAATTGGCGAGAGACACAAGCAGTAATAGGACACACAAGCAACATGGTTTGTCTGAGGATAAGTTACGGGAGTTATATGGTAGTGGGTTATCGGACGAAAAAATAGGCGAGTTGTATGGTTTAACGGGTAATGGCGTATCTGCGTTGTTTAGAGGTACTGGTGGTGTAACGGTGAACTATAGCAATGTGGTTATTTACAGCACTGACATTGCTCAATCATCTTGGGGCTCTGGGCCATTTTCTGTTTCTCCATGGACGCTATGGAAGAATTGGTCAACAGAGTTTTGCCGTTATAATCCAACGCCCACAGCGGCGTTTTGGGCTGGTGCGCCTCCTACTGATCTTCTTACAGCGTTTAACAGAGTAGTTGCTGTTGTGGCTGGCGCTCATGGTCCTATTCCGTAAGCAACAATACTGAGTTGACAAACACAATTAACAGGAGGAAATCTCATGTTAGAACGTGTGATGGTTTGTGATTTATGGAAGGCTTCGGGGGGTGATGTAAAGATTGTCTTAATTAGCAAATGGCGCAATATAGCAATTACGATAGACTCCGGTGCTGATGTTCACCCGGGGGCAATGGTTGCCACATTGCAAGCAATGTACGATGCTGATAGTCTTAGTGCGGGTCAGAAAACTGATTGGGATACTGAGGAGGCTGATTTAACAACAGCGTTATTTGATGTTGCAACTATTCTTACAGGTCAGATTCCGCGATAATTAAGGAGGTTAAAAATGGCCGTTCAAAGACGTGGCGGCTATATTCCTAATCCTGATGTACAGCCAGGAAAGGCTAATCAGTCTAACCAAGAAGCACGCGAGAACCAGTTTGCTGCTGGCGGATTTCGTGTTCAATCGGGTCGTCATGAGCAGCGAGAATTGCCTGCCCCGGATATATATGTTGATTGGCATTATGGTGCTAATTTATTGAGTCCAAATGGTGTTGGGCAATTTTCAGGTGCTGTCATTGGTGGGAATGGTGTTATTGAAAGTGGAAATAGACAAGCTGCGGGCGGCTTATCTCAGCAACAAATAGAAGGTGGTGAGATGGCCTATGATGGGCGTGGTTTTCCAATGCGTTTTAATTGTTCAAATACAGATTTAGGTTACAGTGTTGGTCCGTATGGGTTCTGTGGATATGGCACTTAATTGACATTTTGACCATAGTCTTGTGGCTATTGGAGAATATGAAAATGTTCACACACATCAAAAACTTCAACAAGATTGTAGTGATTGGACCTCAGCGGTCTGGCACTCGCATAGCGGCCAAGATGATAGCAAAAAGTCTTGACTGTAAGTTTTTTTCGGAGCTTGTTGTTGGGATTAGAAGTTTTGGACGATTGAAACGACTCTTGACTACGGTTGGGGGTCGTTTTGTTGTACAGTGTCCAGGTTTGACAGCACGGGTGCATGATCTTGAATTGGATGATAAAACGCTTATTGTTTTCATGCGTAGAAGTGTAGAGGATGTTCTTGCTTCTCAGGAAAGAATAAATTGGCAAGGTCATATTACAGAAGAAAGAGAATATGAGCGGCATGCAGATCATTTTGATGCAGATGATCCAATTTGTGTCAAGAAATTCAAGGTGTGGGATAAATTTCAGAAGCCATTGATAAAGCATCATTTTGATTTAGAGTATGATAGTTTGTCAAAGCATCCATTGTGGATACCTAAGACTTTACGCAGAGCATTTGGTCCTGGCCAAATTGATTTTTCAGAACTTGAGGCGTCAAGTGATAAAATAGGAGACAAAGAATGACTGGCACTGCATTATGTTCAAAATGTGGCAAGACATACAGTTTACGAAGCGATGAATGTCCCTACTGCGGCAATAGCAAGGAAAAGCGTTTAAGTGGCCATTTTGAGAATAATAGCCAAGTTATAGGTCGCCACAAGATGGCCAAAAAGCTCAAAAAAGGCGATGGAAGAGCAGTAGGTGTTTCGCATGATTAGTTTGCACTTTTATGGTTAGTTCGCACCTCCAAAGGAGAGGACAATATGAAACTCAAAGGCATTGTTTTAGCTGGCGGGACGGCGAGTCGTTTGTATCCTTTGACTGCTGTATCCAACAAGCATTTATTGCCTGTTGGGAAGATACCAATGATTTATTGGCCTATTGCGCGTCTTTTAGAGGCAGATGTTCGAGATATTTTGGTAGTAACAAGTTGCGACCATATTGGTCATATTGTTGGCTTATTGGGTTCGGGTAGTGATATTGGGGCAGAGTTTACGTATCGGGTGCAGGATAAGGCAGGCGGAATAGCTCAAGCTCTTGGGTTGGCAGAAGATTTTGTAGATGAGTGTTGTGTGGTAATTTTGGGAGACAATATTTACGCGGGCACGATAGCTGATAAGATAAAGTCATTTGACGGTATTGGTTCCAAGATTTTTCTCAAGGAAGTTCCTGATCCCGGACGTTATGGCGTAGCTGAACTTTCTGTGTGCGGGGATAGAGTTATTGGCATTGAAGAAAAACCACGTGAACCCAGGACCAATTTGGCCGTAACTGGTTGTTATATGTATGACTACAGTGTTTTTGAGGTTATAAAGACTTTGAAGCCTTCTGGGCGTGGTGAGATTGAGATAACAGATGTCAACAATTACTACATTAGTGAAGGCAGAATGAAGTGTGCTGAAATAGTTGACGAATGGACGGATGCGGGCACTTTTGACAGTTTACAGCATGCAGGTGTTCTTGTTCACGATTTGCCGATTCCTGAAGTTGTATCAGCTATTATGACGAAATGATTTTGACTGGCCCGATGTACAATGCCCCTATTGTTCCTCTCCAATTTGTGTATCGGGCCGGTTCTATTCATATTTCTTTTATATTCTTCATTGTTATAGAGTGTTTAGTTTCTGGACTATGTTGAGGTTAGTATTTACGAAGTGGAGGGTAGATAATGGCTGGAACGACATTGGCAAATTGTTGGCAATATGCTCGTTGGGTTTACACGATAGCTCGCAACATGCGTATTACCGAGCCTGAAGGTTTGGAATTGATTGCTGTCAAAGTGTTTTTGATGTTCATTTGGAATCCGGTAGCGGGGATTGGCACTCGTCCTTGGCTTGCGACAACGTATAACAAGCGTGCTGTTACTGCAACAACAAATTATGTATGCGATATAAGTGTACAGCCAACGCATGTATTAGTTGAGTTGTTGGCAGCGGTTGGTAAGGATTTGGATGAGAATCCACTTACAGATGCTGAGAAGGTTGCGGTAGATGTTTTGATGTTGAGTACGGGCAACAGGCGTTACGGCACTGATCCGTATTACGGTGGTCTTGGCGGTTCTAAAGTAGATTTGCCGCAGTAGGTGTTTATAGATGAGTGAGAAGCTCAAAGTAGCCTGTTGTTTACTCAGGCTTGCTAAGCAGTTACTTGTTAGCCCAGAAGGTGTTTACAAGGTTGATATGCAAGTTGTGCAAGACTATTTCAATCAGTTTATACCACGTGGTGCAAGGGACATTCAGAAGTTAGTTGACGCTGGCAATGGTCTTGTCAAGGTAAAGAAGATTAGGGCTGGCAAGGCATTTATTTATCCGTATGGTTATGAGTCATTAGAGAGTTATTTAGGGTTAGGGGCATTGAGTTTGTCTCCTGACATTCCAATGGAGGCTTTGATTCCTGTTGAGGGAGATGTCGTATGAACAGAAAAAGAATAGCTCATAAATTATTCAAGCGTGAAGCGGCTAGAAAGCCCATAAAGAACATTGCGATGCTTGTAACGGCAGAAGGTATTGAACTTGACTATTTTGTTGGCACGACATTGAATGGCGGTGGGTCTTATTTCAAAAGGATAGTTTTGGATAAGGCATTTGACAAGGTTAGAAGATTTGCTGATGATTCTGTTGTCACATTGTTTAGCAAGTTTGGTGGCAAGCAGAAAGGCAAGATGCATTTAGGTGCTGGAATTTACAGTGGCAAGTTCATTGTGGGTGCAAAGGGCAAGATTGTGATTTCTGATTTTGATGAGGATGAAGTTTGGGATGAATTAGACAAGCAAGGTTGGAGAACACATTGAATGTACAAGTCTCAATTGTGTTGGGGCTTGATAGTATGTCCTTCAGGGCTTATTGTGAGTTCTGAAAATATGCATTAGGAAAGGAGGCCATTGAGATGGCTAAGAAGAAGAATGTGGAAAAATGGGTATTGTTGCGGGGCTTGCATCTTGGTTTCGCACGTGAGTCATTTGGTGCTGGCACAGTGCTGACACATGATCTTGATCTTGACATTTTGTTAGTAGATGGTCGGAAGTTTGATTCAACGAAGGACCTTGACATTTTGAAGGCTCATGAATGGATTCGTCCTTATTCTCAGGAAGCGGTTGATATGGTAAAAGAAGTTCAGCCGCCACGTCAGGAGCCCCGGGTCAAGATAGTTCGTGAAAAGAAAGCTGCTGAGGATATTCCTGGTGGAGAAGATCGTGAGCATGGCGGAATGAAAGTTGTGAAATCTGATGAGGATTTGATGGATGTGCGAATTGACATCCGTCATACAAAACCGAAGATGAAGGAGGAGCTTGACAGGGAAGCTCCACTTGAGGTTATTCGTGGGGATGAAACTCCTGAAGAACGCAGGGTTCGTTTGAAACAGGAGGCTCCTGGTGAGCGATTGACTCGTTTACAGAGCGAAATTCCCAGTATGCCCATTGTACAGGATGACAGTCTTGGGGAAGTTGTTGGAGGCACCACGCCGGCCTTGAATGTTGGTCAGGTTCATACTCGAACGGCTGAAGAAGTAGATAAATTACGAGCTGACGCGAATCAAAAGATAGATGAGCTTCCTAAGAAGCGCAAACGTGGTCGTCCACGAAAGAATCCTGTTGAAGCTGCTGACAAGCCGAAGCGCAAACGTGGTCGTCCACGAAAGAATCCTGTTGAATCTCAGCCTAAAAGCGCATCTTCTGAGCCGCAGGAGCAACAGGAACAGTCTGTTCAGCCGGAAAAACAGGAGTTGCAGGAGTCACAGGAGCCACAGGAGCAACAGGAGTAGTTTGATGTTATATGAATACAAATGCAAGAAATGTAATGAGATAATTGAAATGGATTTTACCTTTGGTGCGCCAGCGAAAGCTATTGATTGTGAATGTGGCGGGATTGCTCAAAGGCATTTTGGTAGTTGTATTTTCATGTTGAAGGGAAATGATTGGCCACGTAAAAACAGTTTGTTCAAGAAGGAAATGACTGAAAAGAATGCAAGGGCTGGTCGTTGTATGGGGAAAGAATGGGGTGACCAACCCAGATTAGTGAAGGACCAATAGGAACGAGTTGGGGCATGGTAGTGTTTATCATGCCCCAATTTTCGCCGTGTGGCGGCGACAAAATGAAATGAACATTAGAAAAGAGGAAAAAATGGACAAAGACTTTGCAATATATCGCACTTCGGACATTTATTTCAGTGCGTATTTAAGCGCGTTGGACATTTGTTTGGACCGTACAGAATCACAGGATAACGATGTAGGCAAAAAGAAGATAATTTTTGTATTTAGAGTTCCGAGACAGGATTTGAATCGTCTCAAAGCGTCTTTTTTTGGCGGCACTGGGACGGTTAAGGCTTTGAAGATATGCCAGCAATTGAGAACTCTAAAACAGATGTGTTACGTTTGATGTAAGTCGTTGTAAATAAAGGACTTGCGCAAATCAAAGCCAAGACTTAAGAGGAGTTGGTCATTTTAAAGAGGCAAAGGGATATAGAAAGACGTTTGATTGCAGAATATACAGAAAGACATTTTGTAGCTGGCAGGTCGTTATCAGAGATGATGAAGAAGTGGGACAAATCATATCCGCGTATCAAAGGCAAGATAGACGGACTGTCAGTATTACAGAAGGTGCCCAATATAGGTTCTATATCTGCAACTTTTGATGACTGGGAAGAACTTTCAGGTATTCGTAAGGTGCCGATGCGTGAATTTGGAAAACCTGAAAACATCTTCAATAGTTCTGATGATATTCATAGAAGCAAAGAGCTATCAGAGCGTATCAGAGAATCAGGAAAGATTTCGCCATTGATTGTTGTTATTGATGATGATGGTTTTTGGCTGCTTGAAGGCGTGCATAGATATGTAGCTCTTTCTGAGCTTGGTGTAAAGTCGTTGCCGGCTTTGGTAGTTATAGACCATGAGCGGATGTTAAGGAAAAAATGGATTCATTACGACTTGGAAGAGTAATGAGCACTCAGTAAAGGAGTAATTTATGGCCACTTATTCGGGCACTTATATCAAGATAAATACTTCTAGTAGTGCTCGCATCAACGCTTTGGTTGATGACTTGCTTACTCCTCGATTGATGCAATTTCGTCAAATCAATGTTTACGATGAGAATGCGGTATTGCAATTGGATGGTGTTACATGGCAGGCAGAATATCATCCTTGGAATAGCACGTTTCCAATGCGCGTGCACAAGAATGGCGAATTGGTATCGTTTAGCAGCGCCAATTATACGTATGGGACATTGCAAGTAGGTGCAATCAATTCTGGTGATATAGTCAACATCACTTACAATTTTGACTATTTCCCTGTCAAAGTATTGACTGGTTATCTTCGTCAGGTTGTTGATTTTATCAATACGGGAGCTATTGGTCCTCCTACAGATTATACGGTAGAGACGGCACCTAGTTATTGGGATGGTGTCATGGTCGATTTGGCGTTCGCTCTATGTATGGAGCGTTTACTTTTGGATTACGATTTATGGTATGGCCGGTTGATATTTGCCATTCCGAACATTGAAGAGGGCGGTGACATAGTTGGTCAGCTTGAGACTCTCAAATCTAATGCAGAGGAGCGAGCCAACAAGACTTTGGATAACGAGAAATTCAAGGTTGGCAATCATTTGGCACCGCCGACTACGTATTATTGGCAGGGCATTCGTGGTGGCGGCGGCGGCGGTGGTGGTCGTGCTGGGGCTACTTATGCTCGTGGAAAGTTACACGGATGGCGTCCAAATAAATATATTTAGGGATGAATGTGAATATATTCTTTGCCGAAACTGTCACAGAGGTGTGCATTTTTGTAGTCCGACCAAGTACATTTAACATGTCCTTGTAAGTCAGAAGGAGTTTTGGAATGTTGGATTACGGGACAATTACGAAGTCGATTGTAGCTGCTGAGCTTTCGGAGAAGCAAAAAGAGTATCGTGAGTATTTTGAAGGCATAATGTCTAAATGGAAGATTGAGAGTCCTGCCGATTTATCGGTTGCGGACAAGAAGAAGTTTTTTGAAGAGGTTGACAAGGGATGGGAAGCTGACGAAGAATCTGATGCGAAGAAAAGCAGTGATAGGATAGCTCAGGAAGATTTGATTGATGAAAAGATGGTTTTGGTAAAGGGTGCTATTGGTGCGTTTGTAGATTACTTGTTTGATATAGATGGTTCTTATGACGTGTTGAAGGCTGTTGCAAAGCGTAATCCTGTTGTGGTATCTGAGGAGGCCACGATGGAGGATATTTTTGCAATGGAAGATGTTATAAACAGTACTATGTTTGTTGTTGTCAAACGTTCTCTTGCAGGAGTCCCGTGGAATAGAGTGAATGTTATCAAAGCAATCAAAGCTTTCACTTACATTTTGACTGGTGACCCGGGTCAAGGCATTGGTGAACTCAGGTTACTTATCAACAAGCCCAAGATTAGCGAATATGATCAGGGATTGCGAGACGATTTGGCATCGGCATTGAAGTTGCGTGTAGTAAAGGGTTTGAGGGCATTGTGAAAAACGAATTTGATGTAACTAAAGAATTGGTAGAGATTGGCAGACTCATAGATTCTGCGCGTTTGATAGAAGTGGTCAGAAGCAGCGTGCATTCTATGTTTCGCAATAGGCGTTTAATGATTATTGGTGGCAAGTTTGCTGAACGACATGCGGCGGGCTCGTCAAAGTATGATGTTGTAATAGTTCATGATGGAAAAAATGCTTTTGAGGTTGTTGCTCGTCGCATTCGTAAAAAGTTGCCAGATGTTGAGATAACTGGTCTTGTGAATAATGTAATTGGAATACGAACGGTCAAGAAAAATGGAGAGAAAATTTGACTGATATAGCTCGAATAGCAACTACGATAGCGGCTGAGCATATTGAGGCTGCCGGTGTGCGCGTTTTTCTCGACATTGGTGAGAAGCTTAGCGACACTGATTTAGATAGGCTTTCCAAGCGTTTGAAGCAAATTGCTGCTCTTGGGAATGATATTGAACGTGCCAAGATTCGATGGTTAGATGAAAGAAAGGCTAATACTGAGTGGGAAAAAGACAGGCGAGCTTTGTTCATAGTTACTGGTTTTTTTGAGGACAAACAAGGCTTTTTGCCCTTGAAGTTACAGACCATTGCAAAGCGTTTAGGTGGAATCAGGCGTAATCCGTTTTCTGGCCCGGTCAATTTGATTTTTGGGTTTGGGCTAAAACCGGAGAAGTGGCTAAAAGGGATAGTTTCTCTTGCTAGAGGTTTTTTGAAGTCAATAAAGCAATGGAAGAAGCGTGGTGTTGATTTGCCGACTAATTTCAATGTTTCAGGATTCAATGTAGTCAATGCTGCTTCTTTGACTGCTGCTCAGT